GAATCGTGCAGGTACTAAAATCAGCGATGGTGTCGGCATTGTTAGAAGTTGTAAATAACTGCAAAGCGATTGAAGAGGCATCCATTCACGGCAGCCTCGGCAGCGGTTGCTCCGTCAGCCGTAGCCCTTGCGTTGAACAAGGCCCACACCCCTGCAGCGACTCCGCCTTGGAGCATGTTCGTGGGATAGCCGTAGCCGTAGCCGATTAGCATTAGAGGAAGGTATAACCGATGACCGAACCTGCGGATGGAGTGACGGCCGTAATCTTACCGCCATTGCGTCCTGAAATCACGATGCCAGCGGAAACGGATTTGCCACTCATAGCGTAAGCGGTTAGCAGGTTCTCGCTTCCAGTTCCAGTAAGGGTTGTGAAAGTCGCAGCGGTGTTGACTACAAGGAAGTCGTAGTTCTTCCCGGTAACGGCAGCGTCAACGAATTCCATCGTACCGCCCTGACCGAGCATTTGTTGCAATATGGGTGTAGGCATTTTTTAGCGTTTAATTGTAAATGTCTTTTATGTGGGAATTTCACAAACTGAATGACCATAGGGAATCTCAAAGGTCATCGTCGCCTGCCATCCTGCGGTGCGGTCATCCCGGCTCTCTACGAAGCGGGTAAGCGATACGCTGGATGAGAGGGTCCAGTCCTCGCTTGGGTCGTTTGTGAGGGCTGATATGAAGTCCTGTGCTACCTGCAGTTGGTCGCTTAGGACCTCGTCCTCGTTATCCTGCCAACCCAGCGTAGGGCTGCCCGAAACCACTCCGCCCATCGGCTTAATGGACTCCACCCGGTCGCTAAAATAGACACCGACCACAAGGTCCAAAGTCCCAGCATCAGTACTTGCCGACTGAACATCCGCAAAGACCAAAGGATAGACGATGCGCTCACGGCTTGGGGTTCGCAGGTTGATGGTGTTGTCCGTGCCGATTGCAAGCGGGTCGCCCGTCCCGAAGGAGTTGACCTGTGGATGAGCATTTGCAAGGTCCAGCAGGGCTTGCTTGATTTTTATCCAAGACATAGTTTTGCAGTTTCAGTATGTTCTTCTTGTGCGCACCCATCGTTAGCAGTCATTACACGCCCCGAATTGACCGTAGGGATAGGGGTAGTCCAAGTTGCTGATTCCCATCCTCCTGTTGCGGTCCAAGACCATCCCGGTGCGGTAGTTCGTAGCGTTCGGGTAGATGGTATCCAACGCAGACGGAGGCGAGTTCCACAAGGGGTATGAATTGCGGTTCTCCATCAAGTACCGGGTAATGCGTTCGGAGTACCACTCGGCATCGTTCTTGACCTTATCGGTTAGCCGGGTAATCTCTTCCATGCTCATTTGGGAGGACTCTTCGCTTGTTCTGCGGACCATGCCTTTGTTCATGTACTTGAACGCTAAGACCATGGGCAACTCGTAGTAAAGCCATTGAATCATTGCAGGCTGAATGTAGTCCTCCAGCAGCGTTTGGTTGAGTGCAGAGGTTGAACCGCTGACCACTTGGCTGACGAGTTCCCCGTACAACGGAGAGCCAACGATGGGCTGAATCCGCATCTCCTGCACCTTGACAACCGTTGGACGGATTTGCGTGTAGGATACGTTCTCGTTTATGATGCTATTGTCGAGTAGCGTTTCTTCGCTTATAAAGAGTGCCTTCATGCCTTGCTGATTTTATTGCCTTTGCGGATTACCAACTGCTGCTCCCATACGTGCCTGCATTGGGGGCGATTCACTCCGCTGGGCGTGTGATACCAACCGCCCCTCCTGTTCCAAACGGAGTAGCCCATGATCGCAGAAATCCCGTCGATGTCCTCCCTCGTGTAGACCTTGCCCTGCCCGGCCAAGTCAAGCATGACCTTGCAGAACTCACGGCTGGAGCCTTTGTCTTTGTTGCTGAAACCTGTCGCCCATGCGTACTTGTAGCGGACCTCCAGTACAGGCTCTGCAACTTCCTTGACATTCTTGGGAAGGTTCTGCTCGGCTATCTTGTCCACGGCCCTGCTGATAGGGTAGCGGTCTTTGGTAATCAAGTAGGCGACTCGCTTGGCGACCTTCGCCTTGCTGACCCCGAACTCCTTTGCCATTTCTTCAACGCTGGCATCCCGGTTCTTCTTGCGGTAGGCTTCAATCTTCTTGTCCAGTTCGACCTCTTCTTCGCCCAGTTCGGCAAAGGCCAAGCGGATGTTTTCGTCTATGTTTGTATCGAACCGCATCGGCTTGGAGTGCATGACATGGTAATCGTCTGCATGGCATCCGAACTTACTTGCAACCACCTCCAAGACTTTAAATTCTTCATCGCCCCATCCGTAGTCCTCGTCATCATCGGGTTCGCTGAACTCTTGGGACTGAACGCCCAGCATCGTGTCAATCTCTTGGGATGACAAACCGAAGCCTGCTGATAGCATGGTCCGAGCCATTTCAAGAGTGATTTTCTCCTGCATGTACTGACGCACGATTCGCATCAGGTTTTGGTACTCACGGCCCGATAACTTCTTGATGTTGTCGTTGCTCTGCAAGGCTTCCACGGATTGCGGTTGCTCGTCGGGTTGGGGATTAGGTCCAACCACGTCGGCAGGTTTCTCAAGCGGTTGCAGACCTGCCTTCTCACGCAATTCGTCTTGGGTCATTATCTGCAAGAGAGCCTGTTCGCTTAGTCGCTCCGTGATAGGCTCTACGGGGATAAGTTCCATACCTTCCACTCCATTGAAGGAGCCGAGGTAGTTAATCATCCGCTCCACTTTGCGTACCCGGTCGTTGACGTAGGTCGCCTTGAATAGTTCGTAAGCCTCGACCAATTCGTTGCGACCACCCAATTGGCCCTCGGTCTTCACCCCGAATAGCATGGGGTTGGTTACACGATGGGCAATGAATATCTCCTGCTGAATGGCTTTGTTCAGTATCTCGAACTGCTTGTCCATATCGCTCGGAGTGAGCGGTTCCAAAGTCGGAGCCTTTGCAGCATCGTCGTTGAAGGTTACAACAAAGCGACCAGCGTTGTCGGTTCCCGAAAACTTGCGTTTGATTTGCCTTTCGATGTCGCCCTGTTCTTCAGGTGTAGGAATCCCGTTGTTAAAGTTTATCAAGTAACCGCCCCAAAAGTTGTTGCGGAGGTTGTTGTTGTGGAAGTTCGCCACTTGCACGTCTGCCTCAATCCAAGCATTGCCTCCAATGTATTCGGGGAGAGGATAGTGCTTCACGCCTGCAGCATAGACCCTGTAATAAAACAACTGCTTTCCGAGGCGATTCTCCGGGTCGAAGGCAGGAATCTTCTCGATGTCGCCCACCTTGGGGAACAACTGCATCATGTCGTCGTTGTACCAGTCAGCCACCTGAAACATCTTCTCCTCTTTGTCAACCCGGATTTTCTCAAATGGGACGTGCTCCATCTTGGCGATGGTTCCCAACTTGGACCAAGTAACCGCAACCGCAAAGCCGTTGAAAATCTCTAAGTCAAGGACCAGTTTCTCCGTGATGTCGTTTAGATCCTCCGTGCTGGAAAGTCCGTCGAAGAACTTGATGAAGCGGGCCTCTTGCTCCACGGTCAGGTTGTCGCCTGCCTGCCATCCACCGCCCATGATGTAGTTCACCTTGCCGTTTACAATAGCGTTGTGCTTTGACGACCTGCGATAGTTGTCCAGCAGGTAGTAAGGGTATTCGTTCGCAAAGCCATAGGTGATGTATTTGCCGGAGCGGTTCTCCAGCATGACGGGGACCTTGTGTTCTATCCCCAACCATTGGGTGAAGTGTTGAGTAGATTTATTACTCATAGCGTGTGGATGGTAAATGAAAGAGCCGAAATCGTGATACTTGCACCGCTTGAAATTGCGTTGACGTAGACGGTAAACTCGTCGTTGACCGCACCCGTAACGTAAGCCTCCGTATAAATCGCATGGCCGTTGTTGTGGCTCGTTGTCATGTCAGTCATTGACTGGTCTATCGGTGTGCCGTTCTTAGCGATGTAAACCTTGATTTGGTTGTTGTTGCCCTGCGAAAAGACCATGGATACAGCGATGCGAAGGGTTGCCCCTGTTGTGCCTGTGTAGGTCAGCGATGTCGTGGTCCTTGAAAAGTTGTAGGTTGACAAAACGCCTGATTTCATCGCACTTGTCAACTTGACTCTTTGACCTTGCGTTGGCGTGAAGGCCGTGTCGGTATCGAGGTAAAGGTTCGCAAAGCCCCGTTCCCTGTCAAGCGTTGCGGTGTCAGCAAGGTCGTCGAATAGGCCACCCACACGGGATGCGGTGTTCGCCCCGGCAGCGGTTTCGTTGGTGATGGTTAATGCGCTCGCTTGGAGTTGGCTTCGTGTTTGTACGCTCATGCGAAG